ACGCTCAACACCAGACTGCATTTCATGAGTTTCAAGAATTAAATAATTCTTTAAACTAACATAGTAGGGAACCTGTGTCCTTTCGATGAAATCGTTCGAGGCAGTAACATAACGGGTCATAAGATCATTATAAGTTTCCAAAGGAGGCGACACTAAATCACCTAATTGGAGACTTTCAATTAAATCTAACAACAACGCATGTTTCTCCTCAAACATTTCTCTACCATGCCAAAAATACTCAGAGTTCGCACTACGAATAGTGTCAACTGCTTGTACTTCTGGACTCACTACACTCGAAGGTACACATACCATTAGCATCTTAGATAATGAAGAGAGTTCAAGAGGCGCCATCATGGTACCAGTCTCACTGTTAAATCGCCAAGTTCGCTTTAGGAAAGATCCTTCGGACATATTGATATAAGGAACACTCTCTGACTCTTTGTCTGCCATTGTATAAGTCACTCCAATATCAGCTAGTATTGCTTGTATAGTTGTATGATTAAACCACGGTGCATTCTTAGAAACGCCAAAACCATCATCATCACCATAAGTAATAAGTGCTACATTTTCTTTAAAAGTTGCACACTCATTCCTAGGCGAACAATGTATATAAGCATAACGATGGTACAGGCTATTTACGATACCATTAATAATGGCCGTCAATGCCTGTCCAGATGGATTTTTTCCAAAGAAACGCACAAGATCACCGAAGAAGTCCACATAAGCAAACGATACTTCATATCCAATGTTTCTAATCATATTAGCATGAGAGGTGTCTCCGACTTTTGTTTCCACGAATCGGGCTATAACTTCAAATGCAGCACTGATAAACACAGGGTGCATAGATCTGTCAAAACCTTTGAAATCTGCAAAAACCATTGTATCGTCACCAAATTGCGTTAGATATTGATATAAGAAATCCCATTCACAAGATTGGGCCTCAATGCCAACACCACATTCAAAAAGATGATGATTACTTTGGGCAATACGCACGAAAAACAAAGTGTACATACGCATCACTATTGTTAATTCGACTGGAGCCATTTCAAAAGTTCTAACCTTACCGCGCTTCGCTTTTTCGATGGGTAAAGGTTCATTTTTATGTGAAGCTCTAAATACGCATCCAGCACGCGTGTTATTTTGCATCTTAATGATGACCTGTTCTACACGTTCCTCAATTTCATCAGTCAGCTTCACGTGATCAGGATAATTCTCTGTAGGTTCCAATTGTTCTAAATAGAAGTTCTTGGGTTTACAATAGGGAAATCCGGCACTCGTTCCGCGCTTAATTCCGTCGAGGTATTTGCGACCAGGTACACCATTCACTGCAGTGTGGATGTCATATACCATGATTTCATCTGTCCAGCTTTTTGGCACTTTGCAAATATCCTGGAGATATCCCTCCATCGCTTGTTGTACGATATCGGGTTTTACTCTGGGATCTACATATGCCAATTCAACTAAGGCTTCATATTTGGGTTTCCATCCTTTCGCAATGGGACCCATGTGTTCAATAGCAAACCCTCGAGTCTCCAAAAATGGGGCCATAATGCTGGGTGTTACTTTGAACTTAGAGGCTGGCCTAAATCCTTGGAATGATCCAAAACATTCAACGGAACCTTCTTCCATAAAATTTATTGGACTTTTAGGATGTAATTCAGCCGGTTCGCCAATAGAGGTGCTGGGAGCGTCTAACATAGGTGGACCATCACTAACAATAAGTGCACCATCTAATAATTTGATGATGTCCTCATAAGTCGTCTTAATAGCACCAACTACACCAGTATTGGATCCTAATTGGTGCATACCAAGTATTATAGGACCACTGCCACTACGAGCAACTAGTATAGAACCACAATCACCATCTTCAGTAGGTCTAGCTGTACGGCCAAACCAAACCTTAGTCGGCGACTGAATCTCCTTATTATAGAAATCTTGTTCATTAATACCAGTTACTTCAGCAGACATCACTTCACCGTGTGTTGATCGTCCGAGATAAAAACCATTGGCACGAAATTTTGACAACTTCTCACGAACAAAAAGATCAGTAATATCTCTCAAAGGCGGAACACTACCACATTTAAAAATGGCAATATCCTTTTGTTCATCACGCTTAATGTCACAATTGGGTAACAAAAAACCAACATTTCCACTAGGTCCACACCGGTTCACGCTACGCACAAGTTGACATTGTAAGCGGTCACTTGTTTTTGGGATTGAATGGTTCGTAGTCATGAAATATTGGCCTCCAAGACCGATACATCTCGCTACTTTCCACTTATCACCACACCAAAATCGCACAAAAGCGCAATTCTTGGATAATATTTTTTTGATGTCACTTTCGTCAACAGCTTTCCAAGAAACACTATGTCGGCCTATATCAAATGCAGTGGGTGTGTAGGAATCACGAACCCAAACACTGGCTTTTTCTTCACCAGGATTAGGACTGACTCCAACATTGTCAAGCACTAGACCTTGCATACTATATTTCGGATCTTCTTTATTAAACATGCGAAAAGCTAAATAACCCGCGAGCACAACACTCAAAACAGCAATGATCAACTTAATGAGTCGACTATGCTTAAAATAGGTACTTGCTACTCTCTCACCACACCGACGCATCGCAATGCGAGCATCCTGTGTGTAAGTAATGAGACCTTCAGACACTGCAACAGTCTTGTCAATCATGAAATCATGCATACTAAAATAAACACGATTCAACATAACATCCATTAGTACGTGTGCCGGTTCCCATCCTTGCGGTCGAAACACCATTTTATAAAAGAACTCTCTAAATTGCCACACTACTATTAACATACCAAGAATAAGGTTATACCCTGTAAACTTGAGGCCTGTAAATACGAATGATAATGCATAAAAGATAATTCTAATTAATAAACTGCCCCAAAAATCCTTTTCTTCGAGAGTAACAGGGGGATTGGGTTCCACTTCTGTAAAATTCCATTCGAATGATGATTGCATAGCTAATGGTTCACAATCACTAAGGGTGGTCGCAGTGTCATCAGAAATTGAAGTATCACCTTCTGTCAACGCGTCAATATAGTGTGATAAAGGTGGTGCACTAATCGAACACGTACACATCCCAATTGGGAGTTCACAATTACCACATAACGATGTTAATCTGAAAGCTTCTTCACTGACAGCAATTTTGTCTTGAATCAGAGTATGATTCTTAACAATTTCCTTAAACCATTTGAGAAAATCACGCATATTAGAAAACATGTGTTTACTGACTAGCTCATATGATGTTTGAAATTCAAATGCTGGGTCACCAGAAGTGTTAACTAAAACGGGGACTAATATTTCTATGTCCCACCAATCAGGATAACTTCCTGGCATAATTTGCTCCAACTTCGTTTCGTCTATCATAGTCTCATTTTTCTTCAACTCTGCTTTAGGACGAATTCGAATATGGAATGGTATACGGCGTGCTGCCGCACCTGGGCAAGTAAAGTAATGATCAAAATTCAACTTTGGAGTATTTGTAGTGATACAAACAAGCTCGCCTAGAAATGGAGCAGCGCCTTTATCTTCCAATTTAGCCATATCTGGCATGAAAGGGGCATTGTTAATGCACAAGAAGATTTCAGCGATAGAAGGATCTAATCCTTGCATAACTGCTGGACTAACACTACCTGCATCATCGATAAGCAAACTCCACTGGTCTGATGTAAAACCATCCCAGAAGGCTGCATTCGACATACGTGTGTATCGAGATCCTGGTCCAATATCCTTATGTCGCAAACTACCATAATAGTAATGCAAAATGTTGGAAAAAGTTGTTTTCGCTACTGAAGAATGACCTTCCACAATAACCGCTAAAGGAGCTCTTCTTGTTTGTTGAGCTGTTTTGCGATTTACATGTGTCGCTTTGATTTCCAATAGTTTTTGCACAGTACTCTGGATTACTTTCCGAGCACTCTTATCCAATTCACAAGAAAATTTGTACATGGATTGTCCCTTAGCAATTAGTTTATCCAAATCACCCATAAAGGTGTGTATGTCTATACCATGTGCTGTGGGATTAGCAAGAAAATTAGATTTCGAAACGAGTTCAGTGGCGGTATCATACCATTTTTCGTATGAACCACCTGAATGGAACATTGGATCAATGGTTTTAGATTTAACAACCTGGATACCACGTTCCGCAACGAATAAAATCAAGTCTAACACATTGTAGACAAAATCTGCCTGCATCATATGTTTTGACTTATAAAAATTTTCTTCTACGCGTAACGCTTTCGCTCGCGTAGTTTCTTCACCAAATAACGTCATTGAAGTGGCAAATATGATAATACTATTTACTTTACGCCACAATGGACTCGACTTTAATCGAGGCCACATCTTCAAAACGTCACGAGCAGTACTGACTTCGTCTCCTGATTGCATAGTTAAAAAATCACTTTCCGAAATAACAGAAGTAACAAATTCAACAATGGAACGACGACAGTGTTGTAATAAATGTTTTGGTATGCGTTTTTTGGCAAAAGCAATGGATGTAATTGTATAGTCGAGTACACTTCGAGAGCGCACTAAGTCATATGCCAATAATATCACATCTTCTGCTAAATCACACACTTCAGGATTAGAAATTTTGTTAGACAGATTAAAGATGGTTCCTTCTATGCCTGATTGCATCTTAAGGTCATCCTTTCTAGCCCAACGTTTCATAGACCTATTGATGAAACAACGCATACGCTTAGATTTCATCGCACGCAATAAATTTCGATACTTAATACCTAATTCAATACGCTTGAATTTTAATTCTTCACGATAACGTAATATTTCATCACGGTCTTCCTGATTCCATAAACCAGTCTTAGGTTTTTCAAAACCAGACTGGTATTCCATATTCAATTTCAAGCGATTGAATGAACGCCCCATCAATTCTCTTTCACGAGTGCGCGCAAGTTTTGCTAACTTTTGTGCATACGCGTTATGAATTGTAGGTTTTTTGTAAGCTTCTTGCCGCAGCTCACTTTGATAAATGCAATCATCTATTTTCCATAGATCCTTTTTAGAAGGAGTTTTTGGCTTCATGCAAGGTGAAGCAGATTTAGCATTACGTTGTTTACGCAATTCCGGCCTAAAATGGCCAGCACTCTGTGGACGATCGCGCGAGCGGAGCACACCCTGAGGGTGCTCAAATGCTGTTGGATCATTAAAAGTATTAATCCGTAAGTTCGGTCTTTTATCGACCTTATCTTTTGAGCGGAGCACACCCGAAGGGTGCTCAAACGCTCGTTTTGTGTCAGGACTATTATCCTGATGTTTCGACTTTTTATCAGTCTTATTCTGAAAGCGGAGCAAATTTTGCTCTAACGCTAACTCACTAGTGGGGGAAAAACTCCCTCGGGTTGTGGGTTTGGTAATAGTTTGAAAACTCATATTAAAATTAAAAGTTATCTTTCTACGGTGGCGTCGTGCTACGTTAATCGTAATTACCACACACAAGGAACAAAGTTCTCTATAACGATGTATTAAATGTGCTATCGCACGGATTGCTCCGTTTCAGACGGCCTTTACGTGGGAAGATCATCCAGAATCTATTGGGCTCACTCATGCACATTACCAAGGGTACACTGTGAACTCCCAACTTAGTCCTTAAACCACCACTTTACGGCCTAGACGTCTACTGTCGCCTGGCAGCCTAGTCTCACCTAGAAGTCATTGCTCGAAGCAAAGGTTGTGGATTACAATATCCTGGGAATAAGATAAAGAATCACTCAATAAACCCCCTCCCTGGGGCTATTCCAGCATCTATAGCTGGTGTTGTGAAATGTGCTGGCGATCACACATCCACTTAGAAATAAAACACCGTTGCCTGCGGTATGTAAAATGGGGGGGTACGCTGTTTTTGAAAAACTGAAGAGAATCATTCGAGATGTCACGAAATATCATAACTAGGTCCATCGCAATTAAGGGATAAAACTATTTATACTATTGCGAGAAGACCAAGAACGATTCTCAACTACAAAATGCAAGTCCAGCGATAAACAAGCACGGCCTGACGAGGCCTAACAATACATAATTCCATGATTTTTCACATGTAAAAATC